CCTGGTTATGGTTGGGGTACTTATTTATGGGGTGATTCAACTTGGGGAACAGCTAGAACAGTATCTGATGTAGTTCTTGATCCAGGTAACTGGTCACTTGATAACTTTGGACAAATATTAATTGCAACCATTGCAGATGGCAGAACATTTACTTGGGATGCAGGAGCATCGGGTGCAAGAAGTATAAGAGCTACTGTTATGTCAGGTGCGCCAACAGCATCTAGATTAACTTTAGTATCAGATAGAGATAGACATTTATTTCATTTTGGAACTGAAACAACTATTGGAAATACATCAACACAAGATCCAATGTTCATTAGATTCTCGAATCAGGAAGACTATTCTACATACACACCAACAGCTACAAACACAGCTGGTACGTTTAGGCTAGATGCGGGGAACAGGATTGTAGGAGCCATATCTGGTAAAGATTATGTATTCGTATTAACGGATTCAGCAGCTTATATAATTCAATTCGTAGGACCACCATTTACATTTTCAGTTAGACAGGTTGGTACGAACTGTGGATTAATATCTCAACACGCATTAAGTTATTCTAATGGTGCCGTTTATTGGATGTCAGGAGAAGGTGGGTTCTTTGTTTTTGATGGTACGGTTAAATCCATACCTTGTTTAGTAGAAGACTTTGTATTTACAAATGATGGAGATAATTTAGGTATTAATTATGATGCAGCTGAAACAACATATGCAGAACATAATTCATTATTTACAGAAATTAATTGGTTTTATCCAAAAGCAAACTCAACTCAAATCGATAGATGTGTAACTTATAATTATGGAGAAAACGTTTGGTATACTTCTTCATTAGCAAGAACTACATATGCAGATCAAGGTGTGTTTGATTTACCTTATGCAACGGAGTATTCAACAACAGCTACACCTAACTTTAGTATTCAAGGTATAACTAATTTAGCGGGAGCATCTACTTATTATGCTCACGAAAGTGGCGCGGATCAAGTTAATAGTTCTGGCACAACTTCAATTAATGCGTATGTATTATCTGGAGATTTAGATATTGATGATGGAGAGATATTCTCATCCATTAGTAGATTTGTACCTGATTATAAATACATTGAAGGTAATTCAAAAGTAACTATATTTTTAAATGATTATCCAAACAATACATCAACAAGTTCACCTCTTGGACCATTTACAGTCAACTCATCAACTGATAAAATAGATACAAGAGCTAGAGGAAGATTAATTAGTATTAAAATAGCAAATGATGCGGTAGGTGAAACCTGGAGATATGGAACCTTACGTATCGATGCAAGACCAGATGGAAGAAGATAATGGCAAAGATAACAGCATACATACCTGAACCAAAAGAACAATATGATGTTTCTAATCAAAGACAAATATTAGAATCTGTTTCTACAATTAAAAATGAATTAAATTTTTCTTTTCAAAAAGACTTAAAAGATGAACAAGATGCTTATAAATGGTTTATATTCTAAATGACTATACAATATAAAAATCAAGGGTTTAGTTTAACTACTTCAAATTTAACTACAGTGTTAACTATTAATGTTACCTCAGTTGGCATAGTAAAAAGTATTAGTGTAATTAATGAAGATACTAGTAACAATTTAACGGAATTATATCTACACGATGTGTCAGCAGGTTCTGATTATGAGTTTTTTCATAAGGATTTGACTGCAGATGCTACAGAACAATGTGCAGGTCAGGTATTGAATTTAGAGGCAGGAGATAGTATAAAGGCACAAGCAGAAACTGCAAATATGATTAAAGGTGTTATCAGTTATGCTTTAATAGATAGATCGCAAGAAAATGGATAATTTAATTAAAATACATTGTACGACAATGACAGTCTGTACTAATAAATGGACTGGTCAAGTTTATAAAGACGAAGAAGAAATGAAAGCAGATGTTGCTAATCCTAATACAAGAACAACAATGGCAGATGTTAAAACAGATATAACTGTTCAAGTATCACCAAAAGGATTGCACGCATTACAGAAAGTTATGGCTAAACAAAATGAACCAAAAGCCTAGAGGCGGGACAGAATTACAATTAGAGTATTTATATAGACACGTTGATAATAAATTATTAGACGGTGTTCAAATAACTACTTCCGTACCAGAAAAGATTCCATTATCAAAAGATAAACCTAATATACTTTGGCAAAAGAATTCTTGGGACCAACCAAACATTTATCCTTGGTTTAAAAATAAAGATAATTATAAGAAATATGATTGGTATGTATTCAACAGTCACTGGAACTTTGAACAATTTACAAAACATTTTGATTTACCAAC